CCAGGCACAGTTCTAAATATCTTCCCTGCCTCTGAAAGAAGTGCTGTAACCTTCGCTGTTTCTTTTGCATTGAAAGTTGCATTTCCTGTAATATCTTTATATGTGGCATCTTGCATCCATACACTAGAAATACTCTTAAACTTTCTTGAAATATTCTTTCCAAAACTTCCCTTCATAGAAGCAATCGTTTTTCCTGTGTAAGTCGTGTGCCAGACAATACCGATACGAGCCCTACTAATCTGTGAACCAAGTTTTGATTTCACTGGAACAGCATAAACAATAGTGTTGGGCCCAAAGGTAAAATACTTTTCTTCATCTATCTCCTCAGATGCAACGTCACCTTTTGTAAACATCAAGTCACCTTGATAGACACCCGACTTAATTCCTAATTTTGAAAACTCTGTAAAGGCAATAGAAAACTTCTTCTTTAACTCTGCATTAAGTTTTGCATCTTTCTTAATCTCAGAAACACTCTTAAACATCTGAGGATTGACATTAAACAATCCTTTCTTTGCAACAAAGAACTTACCATCGGCTGGGTCTATCCCTGCAAAGATAGCAGGAGCTCCATCCCATTTAACTGTAGTGTTAACGGCACTCTTGGATTTACCTGATAGCATATCCCTAAGATTACGAAGAGAGTTAATGGCATCTCTTGCACCATCAACACCTTCATTGAAGATCATGTCTTCTATATGTTCCATGTGTACGTTTTTAGACATTGTTTTCTTTAAACTTTTCTAATAAACTGTTTTGTAGATCGTATGCTTCAATTTCCCATGGCAAACTATTATATGTACCATAGTCTTTTGACTTTGATGCTTTGTTGACAGCCCTTGTCCAGTTTCTTGCTTTCCAAAATGTTCCTTGACGATTCTCTACTAACTCTTTCTTTGCATACTGTTTTACGTGTACCATCTCATGCATAATCGTTTCGAGAAACTCATCAACATCACTACACTTTCTCTTGAGCTCAAGTTGAAATGCGTTTTTCTCACCAGTCGGCCAACAATATCCAAAAACTCCTCCTTCAAGTTTCTGAAGAATATCAACAGATATATCTAAAGTCTTAAATCGTGGCATCATCTCTGTAATTGCAAAATCAATTGCCTTTTTGACTAAATCTCTTTGTTTTAATGTGCCACCATTTATTCCAATATAATTCATACACTAAAACTTTCACCACAACCACAACTAGCAGTAGATATAGGATTCGTGATTGATAGAAATGATCCACCAAGCCCTTCAATATAGTCTACAGTGCTACCTAGTAAGTATATCTCTGCAATAGGGTCTACTACTAGAACATCTTCAATTGGGTTTGACCATTCAGTGTCAGGCAAATTACTTTTCAAGTCCCATACATACGTGAATCCAGAACAACCCCCACCTTTTACGCCGAGAGTTACATAGTCCCCGTTACATACCGACTTGAGATAGTCTTTTGCTTTGTCTGTTAGAATTACCATAGAACTATTTATACTATCCGTACATCGGGACATCCTTATCACCCTCGATAAAAAACTCACTGCAGCTGGACAAATCAATAACCTCCGAATCAAGTGTTTTGTTGTATCCATTTTGATAAGTTCTATATACCCACTCAACACACTTCCGAACTAGAACTTCTGGTGGTATAGTTGATTTATCATCTATTAGAAGAGCAATTCCACCAGCTTCTTTCCAAAGCTTACAGTTATCCTCTCGATCATCAATAAGAATACTTATTTCCAAACCTTGTGGAGCAACATATGCCCCTTTATCTTTACCAGAGAACACACAGGTCACAGGAACACCTTCAAGACCATTCTCTTTACACCACTGAAGTTTATCCGCAACAACTATATTCCGATTAACCCTTCCAGCAGCCGTCAACATCTCAAAACCAACAATGTATTCTTGGGAACAAAGTTCCTTGAGAGTAGCAATCAAAGCTTTACACATTTTTGTTTGTGGAAGATCACGAAAAAGGTTCTGTTCTGTCAACTCCTCTTTCATAGTGTCATACCTTGCGTGATCTGCTTTAGAGGTTGTCAATATAACTCCAGACAAATCCTTAACTCCTTGAGTGAAGTCAGCAACAACTCCATCCATATCACAGAAAACTCGTATGCCTTGTTTACTCATTTCCAATATCCATATTGCCGTTGTTCTATCCGATCTATACTTAGATTATTTGCCTCATCATAAGCATCTTCAAATTCCATGAGAGAGCTCTCTTTTTTCGTAATAAGGTTTTGGATTAGGTCAAAACCTATTTCTTTTTCATCAGACGCACCTTCTCGAATCAGAATTAAACTTTCTTTCAACAAATCAATATCTTCAATTAAATCCACACTCATATCTTTTCTCCCAACCTCTTTGCAATGTATTCTTTACAGTAATACATATTTTCTTTGTAAACTTCATAGGACTTCCACACTTCAGCAGACTCACACCCATTTTTCTCAATGTACGTTATAGTATCTTGAAAATTCATTTTAAGAGAACGCATCTCTCTTTCCAAGAAGTCCATCGCACCTTCAATCCTCATAATCCNGGCCAAGTTGTTTGTGCATTATCTACATCATTTACATTACCTCTTGCAAAGTTCGTAGTAGGNCTACTGTAATTTTTAGGTTTTAAAAGATCACCTGATTTGAACTTTGCATCGTCTTCCTTCACGATGAAACCCCAAGCTGAAGAATAACCATCACCAGCATCCCTCATAATTTTAATATATTTCTTCTTAGTCTCAAATGTAATATTCATAGTACGTTTTGATGCATTGTCATTATAACCACATCTCTTCATCCATGCAAAATAGTCACTTTCTATGGCCGTTTTTAACTCATTTAAGTTATCATTAGTAAAATTCATTGTATTTCCTTTCTTCTTCAGTTTATACCTAAGTATAACAAGCAATCAAGGCAATGTCAAGTATTTTCTTGAAGAAAGAATCGTTATAAATCAATGACTTATAAAATACTTTAAAAAAATGTTATGGATTGTTTAGTGGATGGGGTTCGTCAGCAAGGTCTATATCTAGGGGAGGATGTGCGAAAAAGAAGTCTGGTGGAGGGCCTAGAAAGGGAAAACCACTCTTTATCGTGTTTATTAGGGTCTGACACTTACTCCATTTACGAGAATGGGCAATACCCCTACCATCTTCGAGAACCCACCAAAACTTACCGATTCTCTCCATATCGTAGTGTCTTTTCCTCATGTGAACAACTTAGAGAAGTCTTTACGACCAGCTACTTTAGTAACAAACTTCATCTTATCATCCTCATCTTGTCTTTCTCCAAAGGTAGTACCATTCATTATAGGTGTGTCCTTCTTTTGTTCTTCTTGATCACAATCGGAAAGTCTCATTCGTGTACGATCCACTCCAACAACGAACTTTCTATGTAGAGAGGGATCATTGTATCTATTCTTTAACTGTTTAATCGCAATCTGTCCAAGATCATCAAGAGCTTCATTTGTTATCATTGCAAACATAAAGTCAGCAGTTGCAGGCAATCCAAAACTCTCTGACGTATCTTCTAGGCCTGGGTCACTATTTGTAAATCCACTTCTATTCACCTGTGTNGCAGTTACAATAGGAAGATTTGCTTCAACNGCAAGTCCTCTTAATTCTTCTGCAATCGACTTCACATACATATACGAGTTTGTAATATTGTTTTTCAATCTTGACGAACCACATATATTTAGATAATCGACATAGATGATATCAGGTTTGAACTTCTTCTTTACCTTTAACTCTGAAAGTAAATGACGAAAGTGACCACTATGAACAGAAGCTGTTGGATATTCTTTTATGATAAGATGTCCTTTTGTCTTCACCCGAAGCTTATCAATCTTTTCTTCATAAATCTTTTTAGGAAAATCAGGAAGTTCATTGATGGGTATATCAAGAAGGTTTGCATCAATACGTTCTGCAATTCTTTCCTCGGCCATCTCCATAGTAATGTAAAGAACATTTTTACCCTGTACAAGATTTGCAGCTGCAAAGTGACACATTGCAAGAGTCTTACCAACACCTGTTCCAGCAAGTATAACATTGAGTGACTTACGTGACAGACCACCCTTAGTGATTTTATTGAAGTGTTCAAGGTCGAATGGCAACTTCTCTTCTATTCTTCGATAGGACTCGTATCTTTCATCAGAATCTTCGAGAAAGTCGTGACCGATATTCGTATCGAAACAGACACCAAGAGCATCTGATAGTATTGCTGGTATAGAACCTTTGTTCTCTTCTGAGTTACCATCAAGTATAGAGATGGATTTCATAATACCATTATAGACAGCTCTTTCTTGAAACCACTTCTCTGTCTGGTCTACGAGCCATTCTTCTTCTTGTGGATGAACTGTTGCTTGTTTCGTTAGAAAGACTGATACCTCTTTGTATTGAGTCTCAGTTAACTTGTCACTCTCTAACTCTATATCCAGAACATCTTTTGTAGGTATCTTATTATACTTCTCTACAAAGTTAATAACTCTTTGTAATATCCATTTGGAAGAAAAGGTTTCGAAATACTCTAGGTCAATAAAAGGAATTATCTTCCTTGCATAGTTCTCATTTGCTAGGGTTTGTTCTATTACTGTCTGTTCGTTCACTTCCTATCCTTCCTCCAGAAGTATCAGTGTTGATGATGATATCCATAAGAACATCTCCGAGAAGATTTTCCAATTCATCTGACTTATCATCTTCAACATCTGATTCCTTCATAACATTATATTCAAACTTCAACGTAAGCTCATCATCATCTGTCACATTCTCAAATGAATCAAACTTAGGTACAATCTGTACCATTCCATATGAGTATAACATACCTTTATACTTTCCGTCAAGTATTTTTACAGGAGCAAGTTGATCTTTTGCATTATTCATTTCATCGAATAACACTTCGTACTTGCTTCCTATATTCTCTTCATCCAACCGACTCAAGAATCTCTTCCTCTTCTTCTTCACCATAGAGAAACTCTTTTCGAGCTGCAACTTCAAGTCTCTCCATAACTTCTGGGGTATAATACTTTTCTGGATTGGAGTTGATTGTCTTACCAAAAGTCTTTGTACCATCAGGAAGTTCTATACGAGTAGAAACTTTCTTGAAGATACCATACTTCTCTGCAAGCTCAAGCAATCCAAAATAACGATCAAGTCCTTTTTTATAAGATAACATAACGATTACTTCTTTGTTCTCTTTTGTCAACCTTGACTTGTGCATCTTAACTCTAATCTGATTACCCACAACCTCAGTACCATCTTTCTCTTTTCTCTTACTTAGGTAACAGATTTGAGAAGATGCATACTTGAGTCCTGAGCCACCTGACATTTCTTTTGTTGGCATATATGCACCAATAACATCATACACATGATTTGTAATCAGTAAAGGAACTTTTGCCTTTGCAAGTTTAAGATTGAGAACACGAAATGTTGCTTTAAGTAATTGTGATTTCGTCATGTCTCTTGTTTCTTTTCCATCAGTAGAATCCTCTAACTCTTTAGATGAGGACAACTGACCGAGAGAATCAAGAACTATCAACATAGGAGGTTTATCGTCACGACCTATGTAATTATCAAGCACACGTAAAACAAGAGTTCTAAACTCCTGTATAGATATAGTCTCTCCGATAGATACTCTCTTGGTGTCGATACCACGTTTACGCATCATGTCTGTTGTAACAGCAGCCTCTGTGTCAAAGTAATAGACACCACCTGTAGGATTATCATCAAGAAACTTCTTCACTAAACCAAGAACAAAGAATGTCTTGCCTGTCGCACTTTCCCCTGCGAATGTGGTTATCTTATTGTTAGGAACACCACCATAAAGGGAGCCACTAAAAGCTGCATTGAGAATATAACTTCCTGTGTCAATACTGCCCGCAAACTCTGCTGAAGAATTTGCATCGTCTGCAAGAAAAATGTTACCATCTGCATTAATACTCTTGTTTAAATCACGAAAAAAATCACTCATTGTTTATTTTGACTCTCAATCATTGTCTTCCAAATTGTTTCTACCATATCAGCCTTCTTAGTTCTGGCGTCAAGTTTTAGATTATACCACTTGTATGCGAATGTGTCAAGGTCTTTTTTGGTTAAAGCCATTAAATCGTTTTTAGTGCCTTCCCATTGTTTTTCAATTCTTGCTTTTGAACTTTTCGACCAGCGATATATTCCATATACTATAACAACTGTGAACGCCATGTAAAAAAACATTGCTTCAAAACTCATCTCTCTATCTCCTATTTTCTAATTTTCACTATACCTGTTTCGGGGTCTTTATAGTAATTGTTAGTTCCGAACAGCACTTTTCCACTGTCATCAGCTTCAATACCATTGTCGGGTATCCAATCTGTTTTCTCTGGTTCTGGTTCTGGTTCTTCTTCTTCCACTTCGGGTTCTTGTACAACCACCTCACCATCCTCAGTATCAAGCCCAATGGGAGTCTCGATAATCTTTGTTGTGTTTGACAACTCTTGCTTCTTCTTTTTAATCCTTGTCCTCGACTGTCTAACCTCTGCAAGAGAGGAATTAGCTGCAATCAATAACAATACTGCAAGTGGATCAAACACGAATACAAGAAGAAGTATAACACCCCTCACTGCACTCTCTAATACTTCCTCAGTACTCTCTCCATAGACCAGCTCTGCAATGTATCGTATTGGCCCAACTTCAAGTTCTATGTCTCTTATTGTTTGTTCAAGTTCAAATCTCTCTGTCTCAATCTCTGCAACACGACTTCCCGATTCATTAATCTCAGTTTGTAGTCTTGCTCTTTCCTCTGTTTGTTCTTCTCTTTTGTCAAGTCCTCTACTAATATAGTTTAAATCTATGTAAGAGTCAATAGATTTATCAAGCTGATCGAGTATTTTATTGTTTCTTGAAATAACTTTTTGTTCTCTATCAATTTGAACATTGAGAGAATCAATTCGTGCAGATGTATTCATTGATGGAGCGTTCTGATCAATGTGTGCTTTTGATAGAAATCCAAAGATGCCCATAGAGGTAATGAGCATAAGAACAACTACTGATATTGTCAGATAACTTTTAAGAAGGATAGGGGCTCGATTCCAATTATTGTAGAGCCAACTTGCCGTAACAAGTTTTCCCACTTCAAGAACAATCCCCATTGTCGCAATTGCAATTGGAGCAGATGCAAAGATTGCCATAAGTCCAATAATACTATAACCAGCTGCAACTATCGAAATTGACAGTGCAACTACAAGAGTAAATATCGCCATAAACATAATGTATTATTTTCTTTTCTTTTTTTCCAATTCGTTTGCTATCCACTTTTTAGCAAGTTTGTTCTTCGGAGGTTTAGCTGCAAACTTCTTGACTTGTTTGTATGCCATGTTAAGAATATCATCTTTTGCATCATTGTTATCTATGATGATAAACTTATCTTTGAATAATCCTTGAAATCTTCCAATGTTTGATTGAACATCTTTGTGGGATTTCGTAACAATATCTTCGGGAACAACTCTATCTCTATTTTTATTTCTTTCTAATGCTGTTTCCAAACTTGTATTTACAAAGATCATGTAAGATTCGTAACCAAGTCTTTGTAATCCTTCTTTTTGTTTTTTAGTTTTTGCATAGTCTCTGGCAGTTCCATCTATTATCAATCCAAGGCGACCATGAACATACAATCCCATTTTGGTACTTGTAATCTCTTTTGCACGATCTCTCACAGCATCTCTTTTTTCTGGGTCAATCTTAGTAAGGTCGAGAGACAGTCCAGCTGCCTTTAAAAGATGTTCAAATGCAGTATCACTATTGACAAGTTTTAATCCAAGTCCACTTGTTACTCTTTTCTGTACATACGACTTTCCAGAACCAGGCCCTCCTGCAAGAAAGAACACTTTGAAAATAGAAGGGTCATAGACTCCTTCTTGTAGATACTCGTTAAATCTTTTTAATCCCATGTTACCCTCTTGTGATTGCAAGAATCTTTTTCATCTCGGCTTCCAATCTTTCTTTGCGATTGGGCCAATGAATATATTCTTTGTCGGATGTTTTTAATAGATTTGCATATAGGGGCATAACCAACTCTTCAAGTTGTCTCAACTTACCTAATACTTCTTCTCTTGCTTGTAATGCAGCCTCTGCAATTGTTCCATCATCTTCGATTGATTTTCTTTTTAGAAGAGAGTCGAGTTTATCCTCAAGAGGTTTGATAGAATTAAGTACTACACGTTGAACATCATTCTCATCTACTGAAGAAGGTGTTGCCTCGGAAGATGTTTGTTTCGCCTTATAGGTTTCTTCGTCAATTGCACTAAAACCAAAGTCTGCACTTTCATACTCTTTAAGAACATCACTCATTCAAAAAATCCCTCTAATGTGTTTATCTTAATTGCACTCCACCCTACTGCATCAAGTATTGATGAGAGTGGTTCAACAAATGATTTGTCGAATTGTTTTTCATAATCTATGTATTGATGAAGATTCATTTCTTTCGGCAAAACATTCTTGAATCCTATTACATTTTCCATAAGAGGATTGGGAAGCCTCATATAACAAAACTTAATCTTGTCTCCATCACATATTGTTTCATATCTTGATTTAAGTTTGTACTTTGACAACTGTTCATTATATAAACGTGAAGCCCTAACGTGTATTGGGTTTCCCTTATATTGTGTGATAGTATTTATACTTCTAGGAAAAGATATATCTTCAATATCTCTTGAAGAGAACTCTGTTCTCTTTTCTGCAATGAACTTCTGAACAGTTTCCTCTGTTCCGTTCATAATCAAGTTCAACCCTTCTCGTATCCAATCTCGACAAATCTGTGGAGTAGAAGAACGAACAGCCTCAATACCAGTCACCTTTACTTTTGGTTCTGCATACTGAACACCCTCATTGTTGAGAACATTCATCACATATCGTTTCTTTCCAGTCCATATACCTTTTGTAGCAATGGCCTCTCTCTTCATCTCCATACGTTGAGTGGAACAGTTCGTATACTCTCTCAACTCCTCATAGGTATTTGAAAACTCTTTCTCGAACAACTTAGCACTTACATTGTCCAAATATGCACAAATCTCGTCATCAGGTTTGGATAACATTCCAGCTTTCTTCAAGAACTCTTCCATATTCACATAGAGAGAGTCCGTATCAATTGCAATCACATAGTCTTTATTTGTCTTGAGAATATTATTGAGTATGTCATTAATCTTCTTTTCACCCCAACGTATTGTTAGCTGACCTGATACTGTAATTGCTTCTGCAATACGATCATCAAAGTATCGAAAGTATTGATTCGACATTGCACCATAAAGAGAGTTCATCATAATCTTAATCGAGTGTTGTTGATTGTGCAACTTGACAATCATCTTTTCAGTCTCAGGGTCTTTATTCTTCTGAAGTTTTCTTTCCCACTTCAACATCTCTGCTTTGATATTCTTTCTATTCTCATAAGACTGATGAATGATTTCTGGAAAAACACCAACCTTGTCTGTATAGAATCTTTGACCTGTAGCCGATGTGCATTTGTTTTTCTGTGTAAGAATCTCATCTCTTTTAAGCATCTTGTCAGGAGTTACCCCTCCAACACTATCGGCAACTGTCTCAGGAGACATATTGTATTGCATAATCAAGTGAGGATACAAACTGTTCAAATCAAAAGACACAACCCAATCATAAGACCCAACAACAGGTTGCTTTACAAATCCACCTTCAATCTGATCTTTCTTTACTTGAAGAACCTTTGGTGGAATGATGATATTTCTCTCTGCAAGATATGAATAGATAAATGTATCCCATATCTTTGTTGTTCCAAATGCAGCCTGTATCGGTGCGTGTGCAGTATAAGCAAGAGTGAGAGTCAGTTCAATCAATCCCATCTTCTCATCTATTCTCTCGACAAGCTCAACGTCTTTAATGTTATAGTCAATGAACTTCTGAAAGTCTTGTTTGTATAACTGATGAAGTGACCCATACTCAGAGTAATCAAGTTTCTTCTCATTTAACACAACGTGCGAGACATTGTTTAAGCTGTAAGACTCAAGAGTTCCATAGAACCCATATCCAAACTTCTTAAACATCTCAAGATAATCGAGCTGTTGTATACCAGAGATTTCATACTCAATCTGTTTTCCACCAAATCGAGTTGTGAACTCATGGTACTTTACTTTCTTGAAGGGAGAAAGCATATTAATGAATGTACTACTTTTACGGCCCCAGAGACTTTTGATACGATTGACAATGTAAGGAATATCAAATCCTCTTGAGTTCCAACCTGTAACAACATCAATCGACTGATTGTTCCACCACCGAATGAAATCAACAAGTAAATCCTTTTCCTTATCATAGGAATGATACTTCACATCATGGTCAGACTTAGAAGAGTCATACTCTCCAAGAGCCCACGTATGATAGGTGTCACTGTTCTTGAGTTTAATGGTGATTGCATTGATAGGCCAGTCTGCTTTATCAACAGCAGGGAATCCTTCATCACACGCAACCTCAATATCAATGACCGCATAGTTAATCAAATCAAAATCAAAGGTAATCTTGTGTGCGTAGTTGTCTGTGATAAACTGTTCAACATATCCAAGATCACCATACACTCTGGAAGGATAGTTTTTCTTGAACTCAGTACATTCTGCTATGGTGTCAAACTCAACCTCTGTTAGAGTTTCCCCATGCAGAGATTTATGTCTACCACCCATCTTCTTAGACTGCACATACAGTCGAGGTTTGAAAGGAGTTGTGTCAACTACACGTTTACCATTCTCATAGCCAATATGAGAAACAGAGTTTTTACCATAGTTTACAATCGCATCAATATAAAATTTATCTATCATTCTGTCATCATACTATAGTTAGTTTGCAAAGTCAATATCTTTCAGTGAAAAAGTGGATATGTATCGAGGTCGATTACATCTTGATAGAACCAATATGGGCCTTTAGTCTTTGACTTGTACCACTTTGCAAAACTCTTCTTGTGTTCCCGATAGTAGTTGTGATAAGCTTGAATAGAGTCTCCCGATACTTTACATTCTTCGGGCATACACTGTGGAGGTTCTGTAAATTCAGAACGAACTTCTGTTAATGCTCGAGGAGTCATTGCAAGAGCAACTCTAAGTTTTGAATCTGTCATGTGTATCTTTTCATATCTTCGAGTATACTCATCACAAAGCTCACAAAAGAGATTAAAAAGATACTGATAATTTAAAGATGATGAACGAACCCATATTGTTGATGGATGATTTTTGTGTGCAAGCTTGTATAGATTTTTCTCATCTGCATATTCATCCCCATCAAGAACTCGATGAGCAGTAGACAACATTTGTGCATACTCTAGTATCATTTTCACACAGTGTTTATCAACGTGCCATTCAGCACATTCTTTCACGTTCTCACTCAAATAAAATATATTCATAATAAAATTTCCTTGTCTACTGCTCTTTGAAGTTATTCTTCCGTTAAGAGTTCTGGCTCTAATTTTTTAGGTATTGGTATCGCTTTACCTATCGGTATCTTTCGGGGTCGTAGTTCCTCTGGAATATATCGCTCCAGATGTATATTCAACATACCATTCCCGATGTCTACTTTGGTGACATCTACATTATCTGCAAGTGTAAACTTTCGATTGAAACTTCTTGCACCAATGCCCTTATGAAGATACTCACTTTGTTTCTCAGAGTCTTTATCTTTAGACCCTGTAACGATAAGTTGACGGCCTGTCTGTGTGATATCTAAATCTTCTTCAGAAAATCCAGCACAGGCAATCTCAATCGTATATTCCGAGTCAGATTTTCTAATGATATTGTAAGGGGGGTAAGTTTGAACTGTACCAGTTGGAATAGACGTATAAGTACTTTCCATCTGATCTATGAGTCGGTCAATTCCGACAAAGTGATTGTTGAGTATTGATAGTGAACCACTATCCGTAAAGAAATTATGGATATTTCTAACCATATATGCCTCCTATTTAAGCAAGGTTTATATAAAACGTAAGTCCATTATGGCACTTACAATACTATTTATACCTCAAAGGAAAGCAAAAGTCAATTCTTTTTTCTATATTTCTCGATTATTTTCTCAATCTGACGATTTAATATCCATACACCACTAGAATATCCATGTTTATAGTCGTCATTTGTCGATACCATGTCCTCAAGTGTCTCATTCACGTATTCTATATCACTGTATTTCTTTTGCAGAAGTTCAAGCTCATCAATTAGGTGTTCACTCACGTTTTTTTCCAATATTATATTTTGTCACAAGTTGCCATTCACTCTTTTCTTTGAAAGGAAGTATTTTGATTTGACTGATTGGAGCTGTATTGTCTTTCGACTTGTTGGGTTCTGTTAACTCAATGAGCTCCCAATCTGCAAGAAGATTTGCAATCGTATTTCTACGAGCAATATCGTTTGTATCAAAATCTGTTTCTTTTCCATCTAGGGAAAAAAGTTCTTTGAAGTGAACGATAAAGTATCGCCCTTGTTTATGAAGTATATGACAAGATTGAAACAAAGTCTTTTCTTTGCGAGATGCGACACCAATACGTGTCAGCGTTTCTTTTACCTTTAGAAAACTATCTCCAATCAATCTCACTTCTACCATGTTATCAATGATAGGATGCATCATCTTGTACCACCTTTACTATCCCTTATAGATTTACGCTGTCTAGGTGATAATAATCCCATAGCAATTTTTGCTTTATCATAACTAATATTATAATACTCTGCAATATTCTCTATGTCACTATTTTTATCACTCTTAGCCCATTTTCTACGTGTTGTTATTTTACGAACTCTACTATTTAGTAAAAATAGGTATTGGGCTTCGTGTGATAGGTCGTGATGTTGATTTAGGAAATTAACTAAGTGTATCCACTCAGGATGTTGAGAAAGTCCATTGTTGACAAGCCAAGGATTGTAACCTTCAATATCTACAGGTACTTTCGTTGCAAGTATAGAGTTCAAATGTCTAAAAGGGTCTGTTTTCATTACCAATGCTTTATTACGTTAGCACATATAAATATGCACGTTATGAAGTTCACTATGACGATAGTGGTTCGATAGACTGCCACCAAATCAGCCTCATCATTTTTGTCACTTCCTTTGCTTCCTAGTGATCTTGCCCACAATCGCCAATACTTTCTTAGTGACATAATCGTTTAACCTCTGCTTAGCAACTCCGCTAACTTCTTTAAATCCAAAGATTAAAAATAATTTAAAGATACGAATCGGAACAAGTATTGGTGCAGTTAGTATATCCCATATAAGAATAAACACATCAAATAGTACGTCTATGGCAGTGTGCCAGAAACTCTCCGTTTCATAAAACTTTTCTTTTTTCTTAACCATCTCATATATATGTTCAATCGAAACAGTTCTGCATAATTTCTACTAAAAAGGCAGTCAAGGCAATTTCTTGATTTGCTGAAAATGGAACTTTAGCCTGATACTCTGCAAGTGATACAATAAGATTAGGAACATATTTGTCATCCAATCTCTTTGAAAACTCTTTCTCGATTGCATGAAATACATTTGTAGTATCACTAATACTTAACGCAGTAGCAACCCACTGTCTCATCTTTGCAAAGTCTTTCTTCTGACAGTATTCATAGACAGAGGAAAGATCGTATGGATCACTTCCAATGAGTATACCTGTGTCGATAATACCAGCTGAACTGTATCGTTGAAGGTCATTAAGTACCTTTCTCCAATCAGGCATATTCTCAAAAACAAGTTTCTGCACAACCTTGGTGTCATAATCTACACCTTCACCTTTGAGAATATTAACAACCCTTTTACAAAACCTCATTGCAAGGTCAGGTTTGTCTTTCTTCTGCATAGAGAAGTTTATCACAGAACAACGAGAACGCAATGGCTCAAGAAGTTTCTCGACATAGTTACAGGTTAAAATGAAACCACAGTTTTCACCAAACTCCTCGATAAATCCACGAAGGGCTGGTTGAGTTGATTGAGGATTAAGATAGTCTGCCTCGTCAAGTATCACATACTTACGATTACCATCAAAAGAAACAGTGGATGCATAACTCTGTATATCCGTTCTCAGAGTGTCAATGTTTCCCCTGAGAGAACCATTGATCATAATGTAGTCACATCCACTTTCTTCCAACATTGCTTTCGCAACTGTTGTTTTACCAACACCAGGCCCACCACACAATATAAGATTGGGAATACCTTTTGTTACAAAAGAACTAAATGTCTTTGTTAGTTCCTCTGTAAGTATGCAATCATCAACTGTCTTCGGCCTGTATTTTTCAACCCAAAGAAAGTCTTTCATTATTTCTGTGCAATCCAATACTCAGCAATAGAACCTTGAAAGTGTACAATCTTCTCATACACATGAACTTCATAAGTATCTTTGATAAAGTTAAGTTTTGTAACCTCAAGAGTAGCAGGAAGTTCTGTTTCTCCTGTAGAGTTTGTAGCTTCTACTACGAGAGAAAAATCATTTGATGTTGGATTTGCAGTATTTGTAACTTTGCAAAGAACTGTACCATCGTTTCTTTGTTGAAGAATTAATTCTTCTGCATTACACAAAGAAGCCATACGAAGTATCTTCACAAGTTCCTTATCAGAAAGATTAAATGTGAACTGTTCATTCTTCACATTAATATTCTTTTCGGGAGGAGTTACAATCACACTTGGGTCAGCAAAGAATACTGTACTGTTCTGAGTGTTCTGTGGATTCGAAAGAATTGCCTTTGATGAGTTGACGTTAATCACACAATCATCAATACTCTCTACAATGTTAAGAAACTGATTGATGTCATACAGACACATTGAATCTGTAATGGGTTCATCTGTTACTGCTTGTGCAAGTACATTCTTTTGTGGAGAGATGGTACGAATTGTCTGTCCCTCGTTCAAAAGTATAGATGGATTGATGGAAGCAAAGTTCTTTAGAACTTTTGTAGTGGTATCACTTAGTCTCATAATATATCCTATATTAGTTTTTAAAATTCTTAAATCTAGTCACTGGGTTTGCTTTAATTGCAAGTTCATCTGCAATCCCATAATAAAATTTAGCTGCATCATCTTCTCCGAGATGTTCACTATATGCTTCGACAAGACACGCTTGCATTGCAGCTAAGGTTGATGTTACTGCAAGTGGGTCTGATTCTTCTTCTCCATGTAAGTTATTGTCTAAGTAGTCTACTATATGTCGGGACATAAAGTCAAGAGTTTTTTTCTTAACTCTTTTCATATGCCCATCATTTCTTCTTCTATGATTATCGTAGTTTGTCATTGTGCTTTTATTTCTCTTTGATCAGCTGTTGCAGCTGCTCCGATTGATGCAAGATCAACCAAACTTCCCCCAAACACATAACTACCTGTGTGTTGTAGTCTCATCCAAGGACACATCCATACCTTCAATCCAGCCTTACGAGTCCATTGACAGAACATATAGTCTTCTGATAGGTATCTCTTTGTATATGTCTCTAGTACCCCATTTTTCTGATCCTTGATAAATGCTAATACATCTTCGTGTGTTGCAGTAGGATTCTTCTGAAGATATGCAGGGAGTTCTCTCTGAATACTGAACTGTTTGTTGTCAATAACAGAATCAAAGTAAGCCATAATCTCTCTTGTTCCGTCAAAGTGTTTTGACCTTACGTGATCTGGAAGATACTTTTGTTCTGGAAATGCTTTGTCAAACTGTTCAAATGCATTTCTAGTAATCATCATAAATCCTGTTCCACCCTCACTCACTTCAGCAGGCTGGTCAACTCTCATCTCATTTTGTCCATCGACAGGATTGAAAACATAGTCTCCAACATACTTCTCAAGTTTGTTTGGATTCTCATCTGCAAACCCTTTGTCCACAGCACTTTTAATCTTTTCCCATGAGATGCACTTCTTTGGATACGGCCCACAAATAACATCCTTGTCTGAACCATCTTCACAAATAGCTGCAAGTGCAAGAACATCATTTGGGTCAAAACCAATATCACTATCAATGAACATAAGATGTGTAAATCCACTTCTCATAAACTCATCAGCAATATAGTTTCTTGCTCTCGTAATAAGAGATTCATTGAACAGATAGAAGAGTCTTATCTCTATTTGATATTGAGCACACATGGCAGTTAAGTCTGCGATTGACTTTGTGTATTGTCCACCACACATTGCACCATACATAGGTGTTCCAATGAATATTTTCTTCTTTCGCATTTCTTCAATGCTGACTTCTACTTTCATGCTGATAACCTCTTTCTGGCTCTGTCGAGTTTACGTTTCTTGTTTCTTGCAAGATCAAGATGATATCTATTTGCTCTTGTGTGATATATGACTCCATTAATATGATCGTATTCGTGTTGGAATATACGAGCTGTCATCCCTGCGAACTTACTTGTATTTGTTTCTCCGAACTGATTTGTCCATCTCATTCGAATATTTAAAGATCGTCTTATCTTTACATAGAGGCCAGGATATGTCAAACATCCTTCTTCCTCTACTGAAGTTTCTGTTGACATATTAACTATGTTTGGATTGAATATCATACCCACATTCTTTTCTTCATAGTCTTGAATAGCAAAAACTCGATAAGGAATACCAATCTGATTTGCAGATAGTCCTAATGTATTTTTACCTATCAGGTGTCTTTTGAATATTTCTTGAAGTTCTATAGGGTCGATTGGTGGATGCTCAAAGTCAAACACTTTACAGGCTTCTTTAAGAATCGGATCACCTATCTCGACCAGTTTACTTTTATATAATTCTGTCATAATTCACTTATACCACATTGTTTATCATAAAGTCAATACCTTTATTTAGTACGAGCTCCATCAAATATACAAATAAAAAATAAATCATCTGCTGATCTATTGTATACCTTATGAAACACTCCATCTTTTATTGGAATTACATCGCCAGTCTTTATTGGAAATATCTCATTATCTAGCTGCATCTCTCCAATGCCATCTAAAAACAAATATACTTCTTCCTGTCCCTCATGCTTATGTCCTGTTGTTTCTTTAAATCCGAAAAGTTGAGTACTACTCAGAACAAGGTTATTTCCAAAGGGATTATCTCTGACGATATATCGTTCATCTTGTTTGACAATTTCACCACCGATATACATCATATTAAGATTTTTCTTGTATGTCGATTTAATTTTTGGTGGATTAATCCAACTAGGTATTAGGCTCGACATTCCAAAATCAGACAGCAACACGACTAAAATTCCTTTCTTTCACAAAACGAATTACATTTGAGAACTTGTCTTGTAGAACATCTCCTTTGTGAGAGATTGTAAACACATTTGTATCTTTTCCAATGTCGTGAAGAAGCTTAAGAAAGTCCTCACAACCATTTGAGTCAAGAGAGGCATCAAAGACCTCATCAAGTATAAGAAGATTTGTGTTGGTGGAGTTTTTCATCTTGGCTATAGAACGCCAAGTCAGAAGAAGCGCAAGATCAATTCTCATTTTTTCACCTTCACTAAACGATGCATACTTAAAACTATCTCTATGACGAGAACGAATTGTTTCGTTGAACTCTTCATCAATCTCAAAGTCTACAAAGAAATCCATAGACGCTAGATACTTATTTATAAGTTTGTTCATAATGGGTATATACTGTTTGATGATGCGAGTCTTAACTCCACTGTCTCTTAATAAATCAGAACAGTACGAGAGTGTACTTCTTTCCGACAACAGACCCTTCTTCTTTTCTTCTCTATCCATTCCCTGTGTTGCAAGTTCCTTAACAACAGCCTTCTCCGTTTCTACATCACTTTGTTTTGAAGAGTTTTCTTGAAGATTGGAAAGAAGGGTTGTTTTGTATTGAGTCAATGCAGAGATGTCACTATTGAACTTGGATACTTCTGCATTGTTCTTTGTGATTTCATTTGAGATGTTTGTATACTTTTCAAGAGAAGTTGCAAGGTTTTCAATCTGTTTCTTTGCTTCTCCAATTGCATCTTCGTTTCGTGTTTTTGTTTCTGTTAGCTCATCCATCTTTTTTTCAATAAAGTTTTTGTCAATCTCTTGCTGACAAGTTGGACACTCTTCATTTGTTTCATAGAACTTCACTTCCTTTGAAACACGATCAACTTTTGTTCTAAATGTCTTGGAGAAGTCTCGTAGAGTGTTAAACTTCTTTTTTGTATCATCCCAATCTACCAACAGCTCATTCTTATTGGATATGTCCGAAGTTATTCTTTCTATGGATACATTGCACTGTTCTATTTGTTTCTCTGTGTCCAATAGTTTTTGTTTGTAGTCCTTCTCAAAAGATTGCTTATCCTCTTTCATCTTGTCGATAAGAATCTTACGAACCTTTATCTTATCCTTAATGGACTCGATATCACGATTGAGGTCACTTAGTCTCTCACGATTACTGGACATCTTCTCTTTGACTAGAACATTCATAACAGAAAATATCTTAATGTCAAGTAAATCCTCAATAATCTCTCTTCTCTTCATGGCTGGAAGTTGCATGAAAGGAACAAAGGTTGAAGAACCTAGTATGACAATCTGTGTAAAGGAAGTATAGTTGAGTTTGAGAATACTATCTTCAAGATAGTCTTGGTAGTCTCTTGCAGCTGCATCTTGATTCTGTAACTTACCATTAATCTCAATCTCAAAGATGTTTGGCTTAATACCTCTACGAACTTTATAGACCTGACTTCCAATACTAAAAATCACTTCTGCCACTGTCTTGGATTGATTAACAGAGTTAACCAGTTGTTTCTTTGTAATAGAACGAAAAGGTTTATTGAATAAAGTAAAACACAACGCATCAAGCATTGTGGATTTTCCAGCACCATTGTCACCGATTACAAGAGTATTTGGAGCTTCGTTAAGTTTTATTTCTGACCATACATTACCAGAGGACAGAAAGTTCTTATACCGAATCATCTCAAAAACGATCAAATCAAATCTCCATATTTTGAGCCCTATGATACAGATTATCTATTTCTGCTTTCACAAGATATTTCTCATTATCACTTATGTCTATGTCCGAGACATACTTACGCAAAACTGTAAGAGTATCCTCAGCATCAACTCCAATCTCTTCATCTGTCTGTTCATTTATATTCTTATGGTCATCTACAATGGCAACATTGTGAGGATTTGCCTGATACAGATTATCCAGAAGTTTGTCAAGCATATAAGGATTATTTTTTGAAGAAATAATTACCTTGACATAAGTATCAGTGTAAAAAGAATAATCTTTGTTCATCACATCTGTTAAGCTCATTTTAGAATCATCATATATTATCTTATGAAATAGTCTATACGGATTTTGTATGAAAGTCAAGGTTCTTTTTTCAGTATCGAACACATGAAAACCTTTATTGTCATTATAGTCACTCCAAGTCATCTCATATGGACAGCCCAGATATTGTATGTTCTCCATTTTAGAACGATGATGAAAATGTCCAGAACAAACAACGTCAAATCGAGAAAACATTTCTGGCGTCAGTCCATTCTGACAGGCAAGACCATCTCGATACATCATAAACCCTTGTATCTCTAAATGGCCAAATAATATTTGTGCAGAAGTCTCACGAACAATTTTTATAGACTCTTCATAGTTTGATGCACAAATCCAAGGCTGTAGAAGTATTTCTGTTCCACCATACTCTCTTACAGTTGACTTATCAAAGTATGAGAGGTTATTATACGTGGTATGCCCGTATAGTTCCCTCATAGAGTTGATATCGTTAGTGTTCTTGAAGTAGGTATCGTGATTACCTATAATTAAATCAGCCTTGATATTCATGTCCACAATTGGTTTTATGAAGGTGTCATGCATATGTCTAGCAGTCGAGAAGTTTATAAACTTTCTTCGATCAACAATATCACCAAGATGAATGATTTGTGTTATGTTTTCTTTCTTCAAGTAAGGAAAGAATATATCATTATAAAATTTACCGATATATTTTGCAAACACTTCACTATCAGATTTCCCTCCGAAGTGCGTATCGGTCACAAGAGCTATTCTCATTCTACATCTTCTGGATAGTCGAAACCAACATCCCTCATTCGACCTATGACAGCAGACAACTCAGCTGGGTTTAAAGGAAAATCCATATCAGTATCCCTACAAAACTTCTGCACCACTCTTCTCAACACAGTATCTTCATCAATATCCATTATCAACTCACTAAATTATCAACTATCGCTTTAAGCTCTGTATATCCACCAATACTCTTACCATTGTAGAATATCTGTGGNAANGTCTTAAATGGTACTATATCATAAAGTTCTTCTATTGTAAAGTCTTTTTCTAAACTTTTATAAGAATAATCAATACCTGTTTGTTCACATAATGTTTTGGATAGAGTACAGTATCCGCACCCTTCCTTTCCATATATAATTACTTCGTCGGCCTTTATCATAACCCCCCCTAATCCGTAAAGATAACTGTTGTGTCGGCAGTTCTTTTTTGAACCTTCCTTCTTTTCTTTACTTCAAAATCATCTATGAAGTGTGATACCTTTTCCTGTGTCCACTCATTGTATTTTACTTCAGAACCGAGGTTTGCACCACCATAGTTATCTTGACCCCATGTCAATCCAGTGTGAATCTGAGAGACTGAAGCTGTTTGATTTATATTGACCTGATCCGTCATCTTATACTTTGTGTATAATTGTTTCTTTTCTTTTTCAATTCTACGAAGAAAAGCATAGTATATAATCTGTGTGAAATATGCAAATGGATTTTGTGATTTCTCTGGATTAAAATTGTCAATGTATTGTAGAGAGTTTTCTATACCATCACTTATCATTTCTTCTTTGAAGGTATAGTTTGTGAAGTTTGGTTTATGAGAGAGATGGGTCGCAATCTTCATAATACAACTTCCGAGATACGTTGATGGTTGAGGTCTTAACTCTTCCTTCTTTTTCGCATCTATAACTTTTGCTTTATATTCAACTAGTGCTTCAAAAAACATTTTGTTATTGACATAATGTTCGGATTTCTTACGTGCCATTTTAATGAACTTTCATTTGTGTGTTGGCCATTCTTTGTAACATTGCCTGATAGATATCGGCCGAGTCCTCATCTGCAAATCTAATACTTGGTTGCGTATCCATACCATCCTCATAATCATCATCCCATTCGTCATCTTTCTCTTCAGTGTATTTGTATCGTTGAGGTTCTTCATCATACATCCTACAAGAATCAATGTACCCATCTAACATAACCTTAATGGGAGCTTCCATAACAACAATATCTTTTCTACGAATGTTATAAACTTCACTTTCAGCAAAAGGCATCCATGGCATAAGACCATGACCTTTTTTTCCACTTGTCATATATCTAACTTCAAGAGGTCGATATAATCGAATATTATCAGAATCACTTATATCTGCGTAAGATACAACTGTATCTCCACTTGTAAATTTAAAGACTAATATTTCATAGTTGTATAGTTCTTCTTCTTTAAGTCCTGTCATGTTACATTTACCACCGAATATGAAAACTGTTCTTCCTTATAAATCTTGATTCTCTCTGCAAAGTGTCTTAATGTGTAGTTTGGTTTTTTATTATACCTTAAATCATCAGCTAAGTCAAATATTTTTGCAACACTTTTTTTCTCTGTGACTCTTAACGACCTACCAATGCTCTGTAAGTTTCGTATGCGTGACTTACTAGGAGAACCAAAGATAATGTTATGAAGATTGCGGATATTAATACCAGTAGAGAAGACACCGACACTAGCAACAATAATGCAGCCACTATGTATTTCACATATTGCACGAACTTTTTCCCGACTTTCGGAATCTGTTCCCCCATATACAAAATAAATTCTTCTTTTTTCATTTGATTTCTCCTTAATCATATCATAGAGTATTCTACCATGCTTCTCTACATACTGAAAGAGAAGAAGAGTATTTTCTGTTTGTTGACAAGCTAAATTTGTAATAAACTTATTTCTTTTTTCATTTGTCACAATCCAATCAAGTTCTGTCTGATAATCCATATCGGAAACAAGTTGACATTCTGTTGGAGTATAACCAAAGAGAACACACTTAATGTCCAACTTTGCTAATTGTTTCTTATCCATCAATTCCTTGGTAGAAACATTCTTTCTTGCACGGCCAAACAATCCTTCAAGAACAAGCTTGTGAATGTCCATACCATCAAGTGTTCCTGTAAAACCAAAACGATATTCACAGTGTTCAAGTCTGGTCATAATCGAAACAAGAGACTTGGATTTGAATGAATGACACTCATCACCGATTACTAGTCCGAACTGATGAAAGAACTTCTTTGGTAATCTTACAAGGGATTGCCACGTTGATATCGTGATTCTTCTATTTGTCTGTGGATTGATACCAGCCTGAACACAATGGGCCTCTTCTGGATTTCCTCCATAATCAATAAAGTCTTTGTACATCTGTGCAACAAGAGAAATAGTCGGAACAATGATCACAACTTTCTCTTCAACAAACCAGCGACACAGTGCATAGATCATTAAAGACTTACCACTACCTGTTGGACTGACAACCACACCCCTTTTAGAGTTTACACATTGCAGTAATCCGTCTATTTGGTAGTCTCTAGCGTCAAAGTTTACTTCCGAGAGTAGAACACCATAGAACTCTTTAATGTCCTCAGCAGTCTCATATCGGTCTTTATCACTATCTTCACCATAGGATAGGTCATACTTCCTTTCTTGTGCAAAAGCACGCACATGAGGAAGAAGGCCAGCATATATTCTACGACTTGCGACATTGAACAATCGCATCTTTCCATCCCATTTTCTTCTCTTGAAAGCAGGCATATACTTATGGCCAGGCACTTCATAACAAAAAAAGTCACATAGTTCCTGTGCTATAGAATTTTGGCAATTTACTTTAATATAAACATCATTTACTTTAATCACTTCTAACATATTATCTTTCACATCACTCTCACATATCGCAAGGTGTGGATGCAGTTAACTATCCCCCAAAGTTTGTTAATCTATGCCAATCAATTGCAGACTTGATCTGAAATCCTCTATTGTTAATAGCTTTAAGGATATTCTCAAGAACAGTAATCTTTTCTTCTATGGCTCCAATCTTACTACTTAGAATGAGCATCTCGTCATCACTGTTTACATAGTCACCCATGTCACCACGAAGAACAGTTTTTTGCCAAGGTTCACGATTAATAGTTTTTAAATCTTCTGGATTGTTTAAATCCCCTCGATAGTAATCGCTTAATACCTGATAAGTCTTTTTTCTCTTAATCTGTAGAGAACGAAGTTTCATTCTTTCTTCAGAAAAGATTCCAAGATATTTTGCATGAAGATTTGGTATACGAGTACTTTCGTATCCTAGCTCAGTGTCATCAATGACACAATCTTCTTTCCAGATTTCTACTAATTCTTTTAATTCCATAATCTACAGTATAGGTCAAGTGTTTTAAAAAGTCAATAGTTATAATATGCTTTTTTTACATCTAAGAGAATTTTCTTTTCGACATGATCTATCATGTGTTTACGCATATTTAGAGCTCTTTCAAAATCTGTAAAAGAGTACTCTCTTATGTCATGTTGAGATAGACGTAGAGAAAAACAGTAGAAACTACCCTTCTTCTGTACAGAGGAACAAGACCCTCTTGCAACGCTTGATGCATTGTAGTGTGTTCCGAATTTCTTCTTAATAATATTTGACATATGCTACCTCTCTATGTAATATTGTCAATAGTGAATTTACGATATCTAAAAGATACTGTTGCCTCAAGATATGCAATCTCTGTTCCTGATACATCAAACTCAAGAGCAGTCAATCCAACAGGAAACAAATCAAAGAAAGCAATACGAATATTTGCATTGTTGTTACTTGTGAGTATGATGAGTGAACCATCAGAGTAAATGTTTGCAGCTTTTGTTTTTGAGGATGCAGCTGCAGTTCTTCTTATTCCACCCTCTACAGAATTTGCAATGTCTTTATACTGATTGAAGTTGTCTGGAAATCCAAGACCGATCATCCAGTCATATATTTCTTGATAATTCTTCATATCTTCGTCAACTCTAAAACGAATATCAAATGGCTCAAATGATATCTTTGTGCCTGGAGTTGGATTGGTTAAAAAAGGATTTGCAGTTAGTGCTTCTGGCATAATCATATTTGGAAGGGTTGCAGCTTGACAAAAGTATTCTATGTTTGGTGTGCGAGACAAAATAAATCTAAATCCAAGAGGACTTAGAAAGTTTTTATTTGTTGGTTGATTGTCCGTTATTGCCATGAGACACCTTTATAAGTTGTGTTTCTCCTATTTATAAGAACTGAAAACAAAAAAAGGGGCAGGACTTTCATCCCACCCCCCAGTTTTATTGAACTGTGTAGTTTCTACATTAGGTTTGTAACGAAACCAGTTCTGTAGTATTTGTTGGTTTTTGCGAAAGCAATCGCACCATCAGCAGCTGTAGTAGCAAACGGATTAGCAACAATACCATAACGAGTCTTAAACCCGATTTTTGGTTGGAATGTATTCTCACCAACGGCACGAACCATCTGGAGAGGTACATAAGGACAATAGAATAGACCAGCATCAAATGATGAAGCACCCTTATACCCAACTGTGTAGTATTCGTCACCAGCAGCAGTTGCGAAGTATGGGTCAACATAGACTTTGATACGACCATTAAGTGTTCCAGCAAAAGTATTTCCTGAGTCATCAACATTTAAGTCTGCTGATAATGCAGGAGCATAGTCAAGAACACCAGCCATCTGAAGTGCAGATGCAACATCTGATCCACAGATCAATACGTTACCTTTACCTCTACGAGTTGCTTTTGCAATTTCGTTGGCATCTCTGTCAATCTGGAAGATAAGACCTTTAAATCTTTCAACTGACCAACGACCATTTGAATCGGTGTCCATGTTGAATGTTCCAGCAGTAGCAGTGTTGTTCTGAGCACCAGCAGTAGCAGTGTAGTTGATTGTTCTAACAACTTCACGATTTATTTCTGCAAGGATTTCATTGGACAGAATGTTTGATAATTCTGTTTCTGCGTCTAAACCATGAATCGCTTTTAGGTCTTGAGCAAGTTCCATTGTGTACTCAGCTTTTAATGCCCGAGTAACAGCAGTTACAGTAACTTTCTCAATACTAAATGCCATCTGAGCGATTTGGTTAGCAGCTGAATCTCCGAGAGCTTCTCCAAGAGCAGTTGTCATACCTGTTGAAACTGTGTATCCTGTGCCTGACCCACGATCTGTTGGATCAGAACCAACTTGTCTAGTAGTTACAGCACCATCAATAACAGGAGTAAAGTTTATAGTATTAGCAGTCAGATCACCCTGTGCAGAGTGAGAAGTGTTTGCTTCGTTAAGGAAAGCATCATCCCCGCCCTGTTTCTGTAGTTGTGGTCGTAGTGCAAATATAAGACCTGATGGGCCTGACATTGGTTGTACACCACAGATATCATAAGCAATAAGGTTAGGCATAGAACGTCTAACCAAACTTATTAATACAGGATCGAATGTATCAAGGCCTGAACCTGTTGCATTAACTGGTGCAGCCTCACCAAGTAGTGTTGGTGCAGAATATCCACCAGAACCAAAACCTTGTTCCTTAGCAGAAGCTTCCTGTTGTTCTAGTAAGTGAGCAGTAACTGCTCTTTTGTGTGTTCCTTGAATCTTAGGAAGGTCTGGATGATCTATTACAGGCCCCCACTTGTTCATCAAGTCTTCTTTTAAAAACTCAGCCATTTATTTTTCCTTAGCTTTGTTAGCGTTAAACAATGTTACTTCAGTGTCAAAGTTTTTGTAAAGACCGAGACAATGAGGCAACATAGTTACCCATTTGGCCAGTTACAACAGTTTCTTCAACTTCTTCGTTTATTGGTGTTTCAGCATCAATATTAACATCCGAAGTTAATTCTTCTGTAGTTTGGTTGAAGTAGTTTTCTCTAATAATATTAATCTTAGACTTATAGTTGTCTTGACTTTCAAAGTCTACATTAGCAGCTAGATCACGAAATTTTACAATTTCACTTTCTGTCAAACCATCTGTACAACTATTAAAAGTTTTTTCACACTCAAACTCTTTTATCGTTTTGTTGAGTTCAATGTTATTTTCAGTTTGTTCTTTAAGATCGGACTCTAGGTCATCAACTTTAGTAACAAGTTCTTCAACAACATCTACTTTCTCTTCTGGAATCTCAACATAATGTTCTGTGAACAATGCTTTAAGTCCAGAGAGGAAATCTTCAGAAATCTCTCCACGAATACCTCTTTCAATGGCAACCTTGTTTTCTTCAATCCAAGAACCAGTAACGTAGTCAAGATAATCGTCTAATTTAGTAGCAAGTTCTTCTGCAATCGTTTCCTTAGACTCTGCAAGTTCAGCTTCATTAGAATCTGAAATCTTTGCAAGAACTTCGTTAACCTTAGAAATTACAGCAGTCTCAAATATGATTGTTGCTTTTTCTTTAAAGCCTTCGGTAAGTTCATCTTCAGAATTGAAGATTGCTTGAATGTCTTGAGAAATGTCAATATCTTCCTTGGTGATTTTCTTGGAAGCAACTTTGACGGACTCTTCTTGTTCGTCATCATCATCTTCTTCGTCATCTTCGTGAGCACCTTCTAACTTCTTGACCATTTCTTGATAAGCAGCGGTGAGTTCGTCTTTTTTGACTCCACGCATTTTATCGACCATAGCGTTGATCATACCGATTTTTGTATTCGGTGCTTTCTCGCCATTTTTATTGTCACCAGCTCGAGCACTCTTGCCAGTTTCTTTGGCATCAGGAACTTCCCCTGCATCGCCACTTGAGGCTTTAAACTCATCTATTTGCTCAGATGCTTCGTCAAGAGTAGATTGTGTCTCAACAGCTTCCAAGTCCTGAGTGTCAGTATCTACAGTTTCTTCAACTGAGGCTTCTTGTTGACCATTGGACATTGCATATTTCTCCCTATAACTCTAAGTAAAGAATTTCTTTATTTATTTTGTTAATATTATTTATAATATCTCAAATCTTACAATTTATTCAGAAAATTGTTAAATAGTTTAAGTTTAGTCTCTTCGAGATTTCGACTTGAAGTACTTGATATAGTTTTCTGAATATTCTCTATTTCTTGAGGCATCCAAGTATTATTTACCTGTATCCACTCAACACCTTCCATAATTCCCTCTACAAATGCAGATGGGGCAGAAGGGTCTGCTACAATATCCCCAGCAGTTGCAAGTTGAAAGTCACTTTGAACTTCTGCAACACCAGATTTATTATTCTTTAATGTTCCCATGCCTCTTGATGATACACCTAATGTTGCACCTTCACGCATAAGATTCTTGACTATTTCTCCCATTGGAGTACCCATGATCTTTGCACGACCTCTAAAGTCATCTCCATCTGCTTTTAATTCTTTAATCATGTGAGAAACTCTGTCGAGATTAATGACTGGGCCTTGTGGATGTCCTAGTTCTCCGTATGCACGATTCTTTGCAACGTACTCACGATTGTATCGTGCAGTCTCTTTCTGAAGTATCTCTACTGGATAAACTCGACCATTGCGATTCTTAATTCCACCTTGCATAAAGATGCCTTCGATGAAATATTCTTTTTCACCATCTTCTTTTGCCTCAGTGATAAGTTCAAGGGCATGGTTCTGTACTTCGCAGATGAGTTTCATGTTAGTTTCCTACGTCTGATCTTTTGTGGAGTTTGAGAACAATACTTCCTTTTGCAGCTGCACCAGAAAGTGTAAAGACAACATTTGATGCTCTCTCGAATGAATTACACTCTAAGTGTAGGTTGTCTCTCTGAACATTGATTTGTCCATTTTGACCATAACATTTAAATATAGTGTTTGCACCTCTTTTAATATCCCACATATTGGCTGCACCGAGATTTGACCAAATGATCTCAGATATATTCATCTCTTGGACTTCTTCTCCAACTGTGTTTGCACCATTACCAGTTAATCCACCTACACCATCAGTATTATTCAAAGCTACAAAACCTGTTGCATTTGCAGATACAGTTACATATCCACCCTTTTGATTGTTGTATATTTTAGTTGTCATCTCTATTCCTTATTTCGTAGCAGAATAAGCAAAATCTACCATCTTCATAAATGCACTAGGGCCCTTTTCCATAGTGTCAGCAAACTTCTTTTGATTAGCGGGTTTTAATGCACCAATAACTTTGACGAGAAGATTTGCAGTTTGCATATCAACTGTTAAAGTCTTACCATTTTTAAATTTAATTTTTTGTGCTTGTTTGTCTTTTGCAATCTTTTTAAGAGTGTCTACTATTGCTTCATCAAGTTGAACTTCTACAACTTCATCTTCATCAAGTTCGACTTCAACTTCTTCTCCAAGTTTATTACCTGTGAGATTTGAAGTGTTACGATTCTTACCAAAGAGTTTACCCATGACCTTTGCAGATGCATCAGTTCCCTGAGTAGGTTTGTCATCTCTCTCACCTTTCTCTGCCAACTTACCAGATATAGGGGGATTACCTTTGCCTCTGTCATTACCTTCATGGCCTGGCGTTGAAAAGGGTTGATCTATTGTACCATTGAAAATCTTTTCTTGTGAATCATTCAAATATGGTGCTTTCTGAATTGTATGTAAATCCATAAATTCTTTTTCACCTATTGCATGAGGAGCTGCACCGAGAGCAGCTGCATCATTTGCAGGCCTTGGTCTATAACCTGTAAATGGTTGCCCTGCTTCGGTAAATAACTCACTAAACTTTTTCATTGGTTATTCCTCTTCTGTGGTTTCTTTATCAAACAAAGATTGTCCAACTTCTATTCTTTTAAGTGCAACAGCATCTTTTGCTTTCTGCATAAGAAGGTCTGCAACGCCTTGTTTGAACTCAGATGTTCTATCTTGCATTAAATGATTCACAACGTCTTTACTTAATACCTCTGTCATAATATCCTCCAAATAGACTAATTTTTATTATTTATAAGTTTTAAAACTTTATTCAAAAAAACTATGAAAAATAAGGAACTTTATATTCAGTTCCACCAATATTTATCGTGATATATCCAGCTGGATTTACCAAAAGTCTATCTGAAAACTGTACTCCTGCCTGTGTTTCTGTATTTTCAGATGTTGATGCAGTCGCAACAAGGTTTGCAGAAGCAAATTTTGTAGCAATACTTGTATTTGTATTTGCAAGTGCAGCTAAAGATGCAACATTTGCAACCTGAGCACGATCATTGACAAGAAGTGTCGTGTTTGCAACTTGCATACGATCATTGACAAGAAGTGTTGTATTCGAAACTTGCATACGATCATTAAACAGAACAGTTGCATTTGCAACCGCAAGAAATAGTACGTTATTTGAAGTTCCATCCTGACCTCTCCACTTTCCAGTGGCTGCATTGTATTGAAGAAACTTGTTGTTAACCTTTGCAGTTGCTCTGTCAACATCATCTAAAAACTCAAGTCTTACCTCTCCACCACCACTACTACTTCCAGCAGAAGCTGCAATACGAGACATACGATTGTCAAGTCTTTTTGATAAATCCTCTTTAAGTTTTCCGAATTGATCTACAATCGGTTC